AACTAGAATTGGCAATAATTCTAGAATGGTAGTTACTGGAGATTTAAACCAAGCCGACCGTCCTAGTGAAAACGGTCTCCTAGAGTTTTGCAGTTTGTTCGGAGGAGGAGGTGATTCGCGAATGATTGCAATGGCAAGATTTGAAACTCGAGACATTGAAAGACATCCTGTTGTTAAGGAAGTATTAAAAATCTATAAGGAAGATACAGACGACTGATACCTAAATTAAACAAACGACAAACCGCACAGTATTCGACCTGCATCGACTGTGCGGTTTATCTATTATAAGCGAGCTAATTTTATAAGAGTAGCTGCAAGGTTGATTTCAGGATCAGCAATAATTGTATGATCGCATAGCCCTTGTTTAATAATAAACAATGCTTTATCTTTCTGTTCTTCGGTTTGACCAAACAAATCTAAGTTGTTATACATCCATGTATAAATGTCTGCCATTTCTTCTGGCCTAGCACGACCACATAGTAATGTACGGGCTTCTCTAATCTTGCCCTTTTTAAACAAATCGACCATATCAATTTTGTAATCACTTACTCCTTCTTCACCTGCGGTCGGAGTTTGCAATTTCCCATTGTTGACATTTTGTTGTATTAGATTAATACATTTTCGTAAATCTGGATATGCAATTTTAACATAGGTATCCAATGTATCTAAATCAAATTCTACATTCTCCTCGACGAGAATAGTAGCCACGCGAGCAGTATACTCAGTGATATCAGTGCGTTCAATATGAAAGCCTTGGCACCTACTGTGGAGAGCAGGAATAATCCTATTAGGATAATTGCAAGTAAGAATAAATCTACTATGATTGCTGTAGGTTTCCATAACTCCACGAAGGATGGCCTGAGCATTAGGAGTGAGATAATCTGCTTCATCAAGTAATACTACCTTAAATGGTCCAAAAGGAATCATCTGCACAAAGTTGATAATTTTATCTCGTACAGTTTCTACGTTATTATCGCGACTTGCGTTGATTTCAAGTATATCAAACTCTTCAATATTGAGTTCATTACACAATACTTTGGCTAATGTTGTTTTACCAATACCAGCGACACCACTTAGCAATAAGTGTGGAATACTTCCATCTTTAATCCAAGAATGCACTTGTCTACGTTGTGCCTCATCTCTGAATACATAGTCACTGGCCTTCTTTGGCCGATATTTTTCAGTCCACATTTCAATCATACAATTTCCTCAACAATTCCTAACACTTCTGCAACAATTAGCAGTGTGCCTGCTTCAGGGAACCCTACCATAATCAATGATGCGCCTGCGCCAATCCGCAGTACACTCTTTACAAGGCTAACATAAAAATGTCCCTTGCTTGTGTCTTTTGGTTGAATATCAATCATAGGTTTCCTGTGTGGGCAGCGCCCTTGGTTATAATCGCAGTCAGGACGAATTAGTCCACTACACGTTTTACACTTATCCACGGAGACTCTCCATAGTAATAATCTTTGCCAAACTGCGTCCAAGGTCATCGTCGTGGCTGACAATGTGTAGTTGATTTTGACTACGATCCTTTTGACGATCATAAACACGAGTCTCAACAATAGTCCCACCGTTAGCACGATAGATACTTAGACGCATGGGTTCTGTGCTAAGTGTTTCGCCATCTGTAGATATAGCAAGTCCTCTGTGTTTTGAGCTCATATTCATTATTTGGTTGGACTCATTGAGGTCATTATTAATCCAATTGCGTAGACGTCTTTTTAACCAGTTCATTTCTTTTTTCCTTCTGCTTCTGCTACACGTTTGCGTAGGCTGCTACTACTAAAGGAATGATCTCGTCCATTATAAACAATTTCAATTCCACGTTTAAGACAAATGTCCTTACCAGTGAAGTCTTTGTCTTTATACTCTACACCTAATATTCTAACATCAACAGGCAAAATAAGCAAGAGGTCTTCCAGGTCTTTTTCTGTCTGATATACAACTACTTCATCCACATTACGATTTGTACTAACCTGTATCTGTCGTTCTACAATAGTTTGGATTGGTGGATTCTTACTGTCCGGGCGATCAATGGTTGGATCAGTTTGTAATGCAGCAATCAAATAATCACAATGATTCTTTGCTTCTGCTAACATAGCAATATGGCCAGCATGAAAAAGGTCCCATGCACTAAAAACAATACCAATTTTTTTATTTTGAGATTTAAGATCTTTGAGTTTGTTAAATATCATCTGTATATAATTCCTTTGAAAAGCATTCGTGTTTTCCTCCTATTTTTAAACTGGAAGGTATGTATGATACATGTTTATATTTTTTAAGTACATATTGTTCTTTTAAAAAACAGTTGTATAATGTATCTTCATTGATCCAACATATTTTTCCATTATTTTTTTCTATAAATTTATAAAATCTATTTTTCATTGAAACAGTAATTCCTATTTTATAAAATTTAGAACCATCTGCATCATGTAATTCTATAAAATACAAATATCCATTCTTTAACTTGAGTTCAGGATTTCTATTAAAAATTGTTTCGCAATACTTTCCGGGACCACCACTTGCAGTACATAGTTTACAGCCTGATCCGTTTTTATGCAACTCGGGTTTTTGCCAAAATTCTCCATGCACGGGGCATATTATTCTCATTTTTATGCTATTTCTTATGTATGTAGTTTCGTCGTATGAATAGTACCCATTATGTTTTTCTTGAAATAACAAAATTATATCAGTCCATTTACATGATCTTTTAAACGACTTGCATTGCGGGCATCCGTGTCCATAAACATGATCACCGGGAGTTTGCCAGAATTCTCCATGTTCTTTGCATGTGATAGATAACTTTGTTAATGCATCAATATATACAGCATTTTCATATGTATAAAATTTTTTATGTATATTTTCTGCTTTTACTATAAATTCTGATAAAGTTGCTTTTTTGCTCATAATAGTATCCTAAAATACTATTTATACTCAGACATGTAATATCTCAAAAGTTAATCATTTCCAGTCGTCGTCCTCTCTATAGGTCATGTATGGTAAAATATCGTTGTCAAATATTTGTGCCATGCTATTCCACAATGCTTTACGTTGCAGTTCAGTCATGCCTGATGACATTGGAAAATCATAACCACCAGGATCAGATTCTTTAGTTAGTCCATAATCGTGCCTATAAGTCATGCACATACTTGTGATAATTTGTTCGCGTGTTTTCATACTTTATTATAGTCGTAAAAAACGGGCCTGTCAAGACCCTTTTATTAAAGTGGCAAATTAGATTCCAGGAATGTTAAAATTAACATTTGATCCTGCACCAATTGCTGCATTTCTCATTGCACCTTCTGGTTTGTCATCTGCACTCATTAGTACGGATTTGAGTTCCACCATACGCAGTTCGAGAATAGAATCATCTTCCATTTCGAGTTCAATAGTTCGTGTCCAGCGACCGTGTTCAATTAAGATCCACTCACCTACCTTGATATCTAGTTGATCTGGTCCGATTGCCCATACCTTGCCCCAGCGTGGATGTATGCCTTCGGATTTTCCATTTGCACTGGTTAATAGAATACCGCCTTTGCTGGTTTCCATTCCAAATTCCATATCTGAAATTAGTACATTATCCTTAATTGGAATAATTTTACCTTTAACTTTCATCAGATGCCTTTACTTTTTTAACAGTATTGTCTACTGGAGCAACTTTTTGTTCAACTGGTCTATGAGCCTCGGAAAAAGCTTTTGGATTATTTTCATAATATTCTGCCATAACATCTTCACGCTTTTTAATAATCTTTCCACCAGCGCCTAACAGGTCTCCTCTTGCGTTTACTTTGGCATTACCAATAGCCGGCATCATTTCATGTTGCCCTATTAGTTTATCCATATCAACTACTTTACCTTGCATAGATCTGTGCATATTTCCCATATTTAATTTCCTTATTTTAAGAATTCTTTAATGTCGAGGTCGTATTTTATACTATCTATTTTGTGTATACCTATTAGATATAAACAATAACTAGCCACGCTGCTACCTCTACCAACACCCCAAACTATACCATGTTCTCGCATAGTATCTACCAAGTATTTAAGATAATACAATAGGTCCAGCATGCCATGCTGAATAAACAGTTCTAATTCTAAACTTACTCTATCTCTTTGTTCGTCAGTTTTGCACATTCCGTAAATTTGTTGTATCAAATCTGGACAGTAGTTGTCGGGCATAAACCAATTAGATTGATTAGTTTTATCAAATTGTTCAACACTTATTTCAGGTGGGATATATGTATCTAACGATTCAAAATTATCTCGATTGATATTTTTGGAATTATTGAATTGCTCTACAGTTGCAGTGTCTAGATAGATATTTTTGAAATGTTTAATCTTACCTGTATAGATGCTATTAAACATCTCTTCGGAAGATAAAAATACAGCACCAAATTTGTCAATTCTCATTGTGTTAGTTTACACAACTTTTAAGATGTTGTCAACGATCTATATTAATAAAGCTATCTAAATCTTGATTTCTATTTTGCATTAATTTTTTACTAGCATTCTGTTGTCTAGTAATCTGCTCAAGTTTGTAAGATTCTAATATTACGGAAATTTGCTGCATAACTCCTCCCTGCCCAAAGCGAGAAGCTAAGAAATATTTTTGCATTAATTCGGTTATTTTATTATCTACATCTTCATCTTTTAATGTAGACAAGTCGGGTAATAATGGGTTGAACATATTATGGAAGAGTTACTACAGTTCCAGTCATTGTATACCATGTACCACTACTAATATATACTGGTTTAAAATAGCCATTAGTTAAAAATACCATAGTACCGTTATCTACTGTTCCAAGATTATAAAGTTCGCTAGGTGTATAATTATTCAATATAACATTAGCTGGGTTGTTTACAGCAAGTTGTAAATTGGATATCTCTTGAGCAGCTATTTCAAAAGATGATTGTATCTTAGAAAAGTTTGTTCTAAACCCTTGACTATCATTATCTGCACCCGGAACAGGGTAACTAACGTTGATTGCGCTGCTATAATTTGTGATTGTACTTGCCATTTCTAATTCCAATTGTTTTTATTATTTATAGAGCTAGTTATTAGCCAATTTTCTTTTTAATTTCGTTTATCTCTGCACGAAGTTCTTTAACTGCTTCTATTAACAATGCAGAGATGTGTTCGTACCTTACGGCTTTGTACATTTCACCTTCCAGATTAGTGAATTCGTATACTAATTCCGGTACTACCTGCTCAACTTCTTGTGCTATAACACCGATTAGTTTATCTTCCTCGCCGATGTAGTTGAAATTATATCCGTTTAATTTTTCTATCTTAGATAATGAACCTTCGAGTTTAACGATATTTTCTTTCAATCTTATATCGGATGCTGTACCATAAGCAGTTATTTCACCGTTGGCAACAATGTTACCTTGATAATCTATAGATGCTTGCGGAGAACCACCGTCGTATTCTGAATTTACAGTTGAGAAATCAAAATAGAATTTACTGGAGTCCATCCTTAATCTATAATTATAGATTCCATTATCCGGATCTTTACTATCATAAAATGTAATCTCTCCGCTACCCATATTTTTCATTCTGATAGCATTATTGGTATCTTCTGTTATTTCAATATGTTTAAATGAACCTGCTGATATAGTTCCGACTGCATCAAAGTTACCTTGATAATCTATATATGCTTTTCTGGTACCGGTGTCATATGCTGCATCCGTGGTTGAGAAATTAAAAGAGAATTGACCAGCATCCATTTGGAAATTGTAATTAAATATATTATTGGATGGGCCGTCTGGGCTTCTTTTATCGTAGAATATGATATTTCCGCTATCCATATTCCTAATTCCTATGGCCGGATTATATGCTGTAATCACCTGTGTTATTTCAATCGCACCCGATGTTAATGCACCAGTGCTCGGATTGACTTTAAAATTACTGGAAGTATAAACTGTTTCAGCAGTAGCAGATGTATTATTATCCTGGACAAATGTTGGATAGTATCCAGTTCCTGAATCACGCTTAGTTGTTTGAACTTGTTGGGAATATCCAGCACTACTTGCATATCCTATACTATTGTTTACTAGAGCACCGGCTAATACTGCGTATGCCGCAAATCCAACCGTTATACTTGAAGTATTTGTATATTGAGGAGCAGCAGCACCTTGGCTAACTAATAGTTGACCAGCAGTGCCTGGGCCTGTAAAGTAAGGACCATTGATGCCATCGCTCATTAATAGCTGTCCGGCGGTTCCTGGACCAAAGAAGCTAGTTGCTCCGGGGGCTGTTTGATAAGGAATTTGTCCGGCAGTTCCAATAAGCAAATTCTTTGCAAACCCTACTCTAATAGATGATGTATTAGTATAAACAGGAGCAGCAGCACCTTGACTAACTAATAGTTGTCCAAGTGTACCTGGACCAAAGAAGCTAGTTGCTCCAACTCCACTTTGATAAGGAACTTGTCCAAGCGTACCGTTTGCTAAATTAGTAGCAGTAGTAGCTGAAACGGCCGCCGGTGCAGCAGGCGGAGACCATGCTGCTGTAGTACCGTTTGATGTTAATACATATCCGTTTGTACCTATATTAACAAACGTTGTAATTCCAGGTTCGCTTTGTATAGGAATACTACCTGCTGCGCCATTTGCAAGATTAGTTGCAGTAGTTATACCTGTAATTGCACTAATAGAAGTCCAAGTTGGAACAGATCCTGTTCCATGCGTTTGTAATATTTGACCATCAACTCCTGCCGCTAAAAACGCAGTTGCGCCTGGACTAGACTGATAAACAATGGACATACTAGTACCATTTGCAAGATTAGTTGCAGTAGTTATACCTGTAATTGCACTAATAGCAGTCCATGTAGGCGATCCAGATCCACCACTTGTTAATACTTGTCCTGTAGAACCCACTGCTGTGAATCCTGTTTTACCTGCTGATGTTTGGTATGGAATTTTTCCAGGCAATCCACCGGCTAAATTAGTAGCGGTAGTTGCAGTATCTGATGCGCCACCACCACCGCCACCAGTTGCTGCTGCCCAATACGGAGCAGTACCTCCAGGATTAACAGTTAGTACTTCACCTGGTGATCCAAGTACTAATTTTCCAGTTGAATTTGCTGCTGTTTGAAATAATACACTTCCAACAGCACCGCCTAATACACTAACGGCATATCCAACTACTAGTGTAGTTGTATTTTTCCATGTAGGTGCAGCAGTATTGTTAGCTGTTAGCACATATCCTGTTGTTCCTACATCTACAAATCCAGTAGTATTAAGTGCTGTTTGATATAGTAATTTACCTGCTGCACCACCTGCTAAATTAGATGCCGAACTAATACTACCACTAAATGTTCCATATATAGTACCACCTACATATACATCGCTTTTTAAGTAGCTAGTTCCAGTAGAGTAAAAATTACCACCAACATGTAGGTTACCACCAATACCAGTCCCGCCTGCTACCACCAATGCACCAGTAATAGTTGATGATGCTATTGTGCTGGAAGATATATATACGTTAGATATTGTTAGTTTTTTATTTGTTACATTGTATGTAATATTAGAATCAATTCCGGCGCTGTAGTATCCATTACCACCGTTAACCATTGTAAGATATTGATCACCTGTTCTTCCTACCACTGGTAATATTGTTACATAGTTTTGATCGCTTGAAACAGACTTATTAACCATTAATGACGAAGTACTAACCCATGTAGCAGTAGAATTTACGTATTGCAGTAAAGTTCCATTAGCACCCGGTGATATAAATCCAGTTGAACTAGTATTTTGTTGGATTGGAATACTTCCAATTGTTCCGCCAGCTAAATTACTAGCTGTATTAGTATTACCCGAAACACTTCCGCTAGTTCCCTGATTACCGGTTGCACCTTGATTACCAGACCCAATTGTACCTTGAATACCCTGACGTCCTTGGAGACCTTGTGTACCAGTTGCACCTTGCAAACTGGTAGCACCGGTTGCACCTTGATTACCAACACCAGTTGTACCTTGATTACCGTTTGTACCTTGGGTACCAGTGGCACCTTGATTACCATTATTACCATTAGTACCTTGCGAACCAATAGTACCCTGAGTACCCTGGCGACCTTGTGTACCTTGTGGTCCTTGCCGTCCTTGTACACCCTGTGCTCCTTTTTCGGCTAATAATAAGCCTGCTTTTTCTACAGTAAGCGATTGTTCAACACCCCCTGCTGACACGATAAACAATGTATTAACCGTGGGTTGTAGTAGTGGGGTGTTTAAAACTTCAGTTAAGGGGGTTCTTACAGTCATAGTGTGGTATCCATAGTTAATCTATACCTTATTTATTAAATTAGGTAGTTAAAAATAAAATGACAACTAATGTATTGTTGTTATAGTAATTTCATGTAAATCTTTTATTCCAAAAATCTTCATTATTTTTTTAATAGATGTAGGAGGATCTTCTATTAAATTCTCAGGTATAGACATGCTTTTTAGTTCACCATCGGGACCTATTATAAATCCAAAGTCATCGGGCCCAAATTCATCATCATAGTCGTAAATTTCCTCATCATTCATTATTATAAACTCTTTTTATTGTTAGATATTTATGTAGAGGTAAATAATATTAGCATTTAATGCAAAGGAAATTAATCATGTTTAAAAAAATCAAAGAGTTTTTCGTAGGAAAGCCCGCACCCGCACCTGCAGAGCCAATAGACACCTGGGTGACAGCACCATACAAGGTACCGGAACCAGCAGCAATAACACCAATTCCATTTATTGTTACTAACAGTAATCCTGCAGATAATGTACCGGTTGCTGAAGTAGCTGCCCCAGTTGTAGAAACTGTTGTCGAAGCTGCCCCAGTTGTAGAAACTGTTGTTGAAGCCGCACCTGCTAAGAAGCCACGTAAACCACGTACTCCTAAAGTAGAAGTAGTCCAAGAAAAAGCCCCAGCAAAAGCTAAGGCTGTTCCTAAACTAACAGTGGTTAAATCTACTAAAACAAAATCAAAGCAGGTTTAATTCTTTAGCCCGGTTGTGTAATGCAAAACTGGATAAATTTTTACCCTTTGATTCACACATAATATCATGTGTGTTTAAAAAGCTCAATGCCCAATCATTTACTGGTGTATTCCAATAAAAGTCCGAATGGGCACGAAGTTTTTGTTTTTTGTGCCCTAAATTGAGCAATGCATCATAGTCTGGCTTTACAGTAGCAGCATGATTCACGAGATAGTCTTCTCGACTGATACTATAGTGCATGGTAGGTCTAACACCACGCCAACTATCAATCACCCTCTCCACACGGGAGTCAGTGGGTTGAATGTACTCTCCTGTTTTGATCCAATGATGATGCACATCCAAAACTATAGGCACTAGATCGGTAATAGTAAGACAGTCATCCAATCCCCACGAATTTTCTTCATTTTCAATTGTAATACAATTTCTTGCCTCCGCACTTAGACGTTTGTAAGTTTCTCTAAAACCTTCAGGACCTCGTTGACCGCTTATGTGTACATTGATCTTAAAATCTTGAAAGGTCTTTCCATATCCCATCCATCGAACCATGTCGGCGTGATATTCAAATTCTAAAATACTGCGCTCTACAATTCCAGGATTAGCACTTGCCAGTACACAGAACTGCCCAGGATGAAAACTTAGTCTAACACCCAGTCTACGGGCAGCTTCACCCACGGGAGCAAAGATCTTTTCGCAATGGGATTGTACATCAGCCTGTTTCCAAAAAGGAATCCAATTTTCATGTGTATATCCTTGCAGCATTTCACTACCTAATCGCACCATACGCAAGTTCGGTGCCAAGCTACCTACTCGCTCAACCATGTTGAGTGCTGCGGTTGCGTTATGGTTCATAATATCCCACTGACGCTGTTCAGCTTCTGCTGGGTGCTCACGTAACCATCGCATGGTAGTGCTACGTCCGTTCAATGCACGATCCACCGCATTCACTTTCATACCACCACATTCGCTAGGGTCATTTAACCACTTGCAGGCAAAGCCTATACGTTTAATCATTTTTCAACTTTTGATAAGGACCATGAACCGTCTTCGTTGTCTTTCCAATCCAGCGTGTCGCCTTCTTTCCAACCTTGTTGATCCAGAAAGTCTTGCGGCAGTGGCATTACAAGATCGCCACTGCCGTCATCTGCTTCTTCTAGTGTAACTGTCCAAGATGTTTTAGGTTCATTCATTTCTTACTCCTGATCATGTTGATAACTTCTACTGCTTGTGAAAATTCACCAGCACCTAACTTCTGTTCAACTTCTTCTTCAAATGTTGCAGTTAAATCAACATAAACAAATTCATTAGAATATGGATACGGTTGCGTCCATGAAATTGTGTATGATAGTATTTTGTCGTTGTTCATATTACCACTCCTTAGTAAGTGCGTGATACACTAGAAATTGTTTAAAAGCACGATACACTGCTAGCCCTTCTTCCTCATCTACCGGAACTTTTTTTTCCCTAACATAGAAACCGTCTTCTGTAATTTTAAGCATTTCGGAAGAACCACCGTGGAATACAATATTATTCCCAGGAGGTGAAGTTATGGACAGAACTGGATCTGGTAGTGCAGAGTCTTGGATAATGTATTGTGTCATGTGTATATTTTACACTACTTTGCGGAAATAGTCAAGGAATTTTATGATACCAACCTGTTAGAATATACTTGTTTTGAGAATATACTGGATTACCTCGATGTATATGCGTTGATCCAGCGGGCCATATTACAATAGTACCTGCTTTTGGTTTCACTCGTTTATGTTGGTATAAAAATTCTGTTTCGGCTTCATTATCGGGCATATCATTTAAGTAGATCATCCAGACCAATTCTCTAGAATAAGAATCTTCTCCAGCATTGGTTTCACAATGCCATACATGGTATCCGCCCATTGGCATTGTTCTTTGAAGTTTAAATTCGTACCTATTGTTTAATGTTAATGCTTTGAGTTGACCAAATTCTTCAATGTATTCTAATAATGCACTATGTAAATAATCTAAAAACGTATTACATAATTCAAATTGTTGATACAGTTTATCTCCAAGGAATATTGCAATATCCTTCCTTCCTAAATTTGTATCAGTAAACTGTTTGTTATTATTAATGATAGACTCTTTATACTCGGGCGTAGTAATAATTTGTTCAAAGGTTTCTATGGCTTTTGTGCAAATATTCTTTGGTACAGTATTTTCCCAAATTCTAATAAAGTCTTCCATTGCAGTTACGTCTTAAAATATTCAATAGTTTTAATCAATCCTTGTTCTAAATTAATCTTAGGTTCCCATCCTAATATTATTTTAGCACGATCTATATTTGGTTTTCGTTGTGTTGGATCATCCTTAGGCAAGTCCATATGAACAATCTTACTGTTACTACCGGTAAGTTGTATTACCTTTTCAGCTAATTCCAACATAGTAAACTCCCCAGGATTACCAATATTAACAGGACCAGTTACTTGATCGTCAGTATCCATAAGTGCCATCATTCCGTCTAACAAATCATCAACGTAGCAGAAACTGCGTGTTTGAAGTCCAGTACCATATATAGTAATATCAGTTCCTTTTAATGCCTGAACAATAAAATTACTAACAACTCTGCCGTCATTTTCTGACATTTTTGGACCATAAGTGTTAAAAATACGCATAATTTTAATGCGTACATTATGTACACGATTATAGTCTATAAACAATGTTTCTGCTGCACGTTTACCTTCGTCGTAGCAACTACGAATACCAATTGGGTTTACATGTCCCCAATATTCTTCTGGTTGTGGATGCACAACTGGATCACCATAAACTTCACTGGTACTGGCCTGTAAGATTTTTGCACCAGTACGTTTAGCCAATCCTAACATATTAACGGCACCAATCACTGATGTTTTTATAGTTTGAATTGGATCTAGTTGATAGTAATAGGGACTTGCTGGACAAGCCAAATTATAAATCTCGTCCACTTCAACATATAAAGGCAAGCAGATGTCTTGTCTAATAACTTCAAAGTTTTTATTATCTAGCAGGTGCTTGATATTCTTTTTGCTACCTGTAAAATAATTATCGACACAAAGTACATGATGCCCTTGTGTTACTAGCCTATCGCATAAATGACTTCCGAGAAATCCTGCACCACCGGTTACTAATATTTTTTTCATTTAATTTTCTTTTAATCAAAGAAGAACATTTGCCACAGTCTAGCATTTTCTGGTTTATAACCAAAATATCCCAACGGAGAATGTAAATATCCAGCGTTAAAAATTACCAACCTGTTATAAACATTGCCGATACTATCTACTGGTTCAAATATAGTTTTATCTAAATTCTGGGCACCGTCGCCCCTAAATGCTGCCATAATGCCTTCTTGGCTGTTGTGAAAAACTTTTGTACCTCTTAGTGCAAAGGATCCTGTGCCGGTTTCTAATGGCGCATCAGGAGTTAGATAAATCATAGCACCCCACTGTTGGGCATCACAGTGATATACTAATGGTTCGCCTTCCATGCTATATTGAAATCTACCATTCATGCCATGTTCTTCCCATACTGTAATTTTTCTACCCATAATTTTTTCAAATTCTTCTTTCAAGCCCGGAAATAAGAATTGTTCAAATGTTCTTCGTCCTATATATCCTCGACCAAGACCGCCTTGATGATATTCTTGTTTTAATGCAAGTTCTCTTATGGAATCAGGATCAGTATAAAAATTATCAACTACCCATATTCCATTTCTGTAATTAGAATTTATTGAAGCAGGAGTAGATTGAGAAATTGTTAACTTTTTAATTTCTGTTACTACAGTTGGTACAGATTGATCAATTGTTAATTTGCCTTGTTCAATTTTAATTTTAGTAGAGTTATTGTTAGAATTTAACATATATGATTTAGCTGAGGTTGTAACGTCTGTTACACTTCTCATCTTTTTTATTATTTCAGGATCTATCAAATCTGGATGTACCCACCAATCTTCAAAATTACTAATTCCATCGGGAGATATATCATTTACAATTAATTCATATCCTAAATTTTTTAAATAGTTTCTTGATTTTTCACGATATGACTTAGTAACATCTACATAGTAATCATGTTCGTATGTAATTACCGCAAATTTATATTTACTAAATGGTATAGTAAGCAATGCTTCAAATGTATGTCTTGCTGGTTCGATATCAAGCTGAAGATAATCTATATTAGTACCCTTGAAATGTTTGTTTAATAGATCATCGTAATTTACTTTTAATGCATCTTCACATAACATCACTGTATTTTTTCTTGCGGCCATGTATTCATTTGCAAACTCTTGCTTAAACTCAATTGACACACCTTTCCACCCAAACTGTTCTTCTAACAATGCGGTATTGTTTCCATGATAAGGTCTTGCACCGCCAATTTCTAAAAATGTTCCATTTTGTTTTCCATTCAACATGGACAAGATAAACATATCCTGATAAACCTGCGAATAATTGTTACTGATAGTATCTGATAAGTTGAATTTAAATTTTAAGTTACTATACTGTGATTTATCGTACATGGTAAATGCCTGTGATTCTGGGCCCGATCCAAGTCTAGTAATATTATCTTCAACTGAATTTTGATAAATTTGAGTCATTTCATCCCAATGAACATTTACCAACTCTTGAAATAACTGACGAGCCTCCATGTTTCTACCCCACCACCAAGAAGAAACTGCTTTTTCAAAAATTATTCCATACTTGCCAGGATAATTAATTGACGATTTCAACGGAGGCAAATTAAAATCACATACGGTTAATGCAATACAAGTTAATGTATAACACTCCGAATACTCTTTATAAGTTTCATTATATCTACTCAATAGAAAATATGCTTCGGGACGAGTAGGTAATAAATTAATTGCTTGTTGTAACAAGCCTTTTACTGTATAATTTCTATTTTTTTGCCTATCAAAGCAATCTGCCATTTTGATAAAACACTCATATGCTAGTGTATCGTCAGAAGTTAGCTCTGCCGCTTTTAAATAAAAAGAAATTGCTGCACTAGTTTGATTTTGAAAATCATATTCTAATGCCAGGTGATAGCTGTTTGATCCGTCGTTAGGATTTTTAATGTAATTGTATAATTGTTCAATCATTTATCATCTTGTTTATTAAATTTTTTGGAATACGAATAATAAATGCTGCATTATCTTGAAATCCAAAAGTAATTAACACATTATCACGATATTCTGTCATGCCACATGCGAATTCAATTTTGGCATCCATAAAAGAAAATAGTTCTGAAAATTTTCTATTTTTAAAGTCTTTATCCCAGTAGGTAAATCTGTGACGATAAGTACCATCTTTTCTTCCAGCTTCACTGGTATAAAGATCAGTTTCGTGATTAAGAGTAAGATATCCGTTGCCCCACGAAATTACTTGAGAGCCGCCTCTTAAATCTGAAGGCATTGGAGTGTATTCCCCTAGAAAAACAGTTTCACATGTTAGTTTTTCTACATCTACTTTTACAACTTCAGTTGAATTTGTCCATTTTACAAAATGAAATGGTTTATCTAAAATTGGCATCCAATTTTTTTCACAATACGAATCATTTTTGCCAGGTGCAGGAATACGAGATCTTGATACTTCTATAACATTTGAGTTTGAAAATATAATTTCAGACAGTTCCATTCTACCTTCACCGTGTGTAGTAGTATCTCTACGAACTCCACAAAGATAAAATTTATTATTCCAATTTACCAATCTAGCATCTTCAAGTCCTACAAATTCCCAAAGTGGTGGTTTATCAAATTTAGAAGTATCTACCCTATGATATGATTCTATCTCTAAGGTATTATTATTTAATTTACAAATATAATTAACGGTAGTAAGAGTTATATCATTTTCGGGATTAAGATAAACTAACGGTCCCCATTGGTGTTCGTATTTGTTTAGTTCAGCGTGATATAAAGTATATTGTATATGTCGCAGATTTACTATTATTTCATCATTGACTACTAATATTGATGGATTGGTTAGGCCTGTGCCGTTGGTTAGTGTTGCAGGAATTGTTAACGGATGTATGCTACCTCCGGCATCAATTACAATAGATGCAAAATTTTTATTAATCATTTGATTTTAGGTTGAATGATATCGTATTGTTTGTACAACCAATTAATAAATTGTTCAACAGACAAGTTTGGGCTTACTTCCTTTGCATATACCTTATATGCAATTGTTACTCTTTCTAACCATTCTTTATCAATCATAAATTGTAGACCATTTCTTAAGTTTTTCAATTTTTGCCCGTTTAGCTACTTCCAAAGTAATTGATGATACAATGCCCATTTCTCGCATAATATCAACCATAGCTAACAAGTCACCGAGTTCTTCTTCTAGGTGCTCTCTATTAGTTAGTGGTTTGCCAGGTTTGTAATTGTCAATTCCGAATCGACTACATTTACTAACTGCTTGGATTACCTCTGCACATTCCTCTTGCAAAATATCCATTACTTCTTTTTCTTTATTATTCATTTATTTTACCAGTGATGTATAACGCCTGCTGCAATGAAACAGTTTGTTATTATATAGCATAGCACAATACAAGTGCGAATACAAGCAACACGGTTTGCTTCTACATCCGTGTTGCCTGATTTTTCACCAAGGGCTTTAGCCCACAGACGCCAGAGTTTATTGAAACTCATTGTCCTCACGATGCCCTTGTCGTCCAGCCATATTGCTGTCTGTCTCGCGCACCTCTACCTTACAGCACCAAACACGCTTGGCTTCTTCTGCGCCACAGTTGGGCAAGAAGATGGTGTTTACATATTCATACAAGAAGTCAGCAATGCCTTCGCAGCCTGTCTTTTCTACTTCTGTAATCTTAGCAAGTTTGAGTCTGCCAAGTTCCAACAGGTGTTCACGCATTGGATCATCCTGTGCTACTAGTAAGGTATGATCAAACCATTCTTCAAGTTTTTCTTTGAGAGGTTTTAACCCACCAAAGTCAGTGCACCAGTTTCTAGCATCAAGTGTATCACACTCAAACTGGAAATGAAATGACAAAGCATATCCATGTATCAACCGGCAATGTGAATCTGCCCGCCATTGTCTGTATGCTACTGGTCCGATTTGTTTATAAGTTTTGGTACTAAAGAATTTTTGTGCCATGTGTTTTCTCCATATGTCTGTTTAAATTTTGAGGCGTAATCTGCCGGTTGCAGTCTGTACATTGTACAGTCATTCGCTTGCTTCGTAAAGCATTTTTCATGTTCATTCGAGTTTCTTCACTCCGCTTTTTACCTAAATGCGAGGCAAGTAACTTTTCTGAAATTGCTTGAGGTCTAGGCCCTTTTGGTTTACGACCAACATTCCATTCCGCAGGGATTAGATCTTTATTGTCAAACAATTTCTCTTGTAATGTGACTGGACAGTGCCCATAAATTTTACCATTTGTTGTTGATCCGCCATCGCCTGATTCAGGAATACAATTGGCCCAGGTCTTATCCTTGACTACATTATACAGATTGCTGTAATACAATCCTGCTTCACTGAGTTCTTCTTTGGTATTGTAATGACCTAATACTGTAGTCGATACGGTATATGTTGGATGAGATTTTAAAATCTTTCTCCAAAATACGCCCGATCCTTTATATAAGATATGATTTTTATTGTCCATACACTTACACAAATATTTTACACCGTTTTGATCAATAGTTTTAATCATTAGATAGTAACCCATAACAATCTCCTAAGTCTGTAACATATTTATGCTGGTAGCAGACTTTGGTAGTAATATCTAATATTTCTTTGCCATTATTATTCTCCTATGTTAATTTTAGCATAGGCGGCAGAGTTTGTATACCGGGATGAACGCCGAAGGCCGGTGTAATGATATTTATTATCAGGTGCGACTATCAACAACTTTATCTGCAAGACCAAAATCAACAGCCTCTTGTGCAGACAGAAATGTATCAAACTTCATAGTATCGTACATGTCTTCATATGACTTACCAGCAGTATTGTGACGTACATACAATTCAGTTAGACGTTTGTTAATGCGTACACTTTCTTCAAAGCTACGTTTAGCATCTTCAAACTGCAAGTCTTGAACGTGAACGCTACCACTTGTACCACGTGTACCTGAACTAACACGATGAATCATAGTACGTGACTCTGGAAGTACATAACGCTTATTCTTAGCACCTGCTTGTGCAAGGAACGACCCCATGGACGCTGCCTGTCCCATAACATAGGTTGCTACATTAGGTTTAATAAATTGCATAACATCATAGATGCTTAGACCTGCTGTGACCAATCCGCCAGGGCTATTAATATAAAGATGAATATCCTTCTCACTATCGGCACTCTCCAAATGTAGTAACTGCGCTACTACAATATTTGCACTATGATCATCTACTGGTCCATTTAGGAACACGATGCGCTCATTGAGCAATCGACTAAAAATATCAAACGCTCGTTCGCCTTGACCTGTCTTTTCTACTACCATTGGGATTAGATTATTATACATTAGTTTGATTTTTCGTAAGTTTGATTAAAGATATCTTTTTTGACTACACCGTAGTCGCCTGGACCGTGACGTACTAAAACATCCTCGCCTGGGTTATAGTGTAACTTTTCTCCCCAGCTGGTGTCAACTGTTCCGGCGCGATCAGCTACCTTGGCCATTTTAATGATCTTCTTGGGAGTACATATACCGTCACCCAAATCATCTTTTAGTTTGCTGAATGTTTCTGGACTGACGGGATACTGTTCACCTTTTGGGCCAGTCATAATATAATAGCCTGCTGGATACTTTACTGGTCCTTCTAGTGTTTGAATAGTGCCAGATTCTTTGGCAATCTTGTATTTTTCTTGAGCAGGTCGTTTATAGGCCTGAAATCCATCATTGAACCAATCGTCGTTAATGCCTTCCATTGATTCAACAATGTTAATATATTCTTTAATCATTGATAATCCTTATCTATCTTAATATTAGTCAATCCTGCTACCACCTGGAATTGATCCCAGGCAATTTTTGCAGCTGGATTACGCTGTAACTCACTGTCGGGCAAGCAGGTCTCTAACCAAAACTCACTACGACGATATGGATGTGCTCCGAACTGTCGGGGCTGATGGAACTTACCTTGATTCCATAATGCAATACTAACATCGCGGAACTTGTCTTCGTGTTCTTTATTAGAAAGATTGTAGTTGCTCCATTCGGGAGCACTGAGTCCGCCAAGGCAATATCCTTCCCAGATTCCTCCCCACTGACCATCATCATTGGGATCAAAGTTGGTGCGAGCAACAACAACTAACACATCATCAATATCTACTCGTCCTTCAACAATGTCAAGGACACACCGACTATAGCTCAGGCCTATTTTCATTTTGTTCTTTCTCTTTCTTTTCCATATCGTATTTCTTAACCATACGATAAAGTGGTTCCATCTCTTTTTGGAATACGTGTGGTGCTAATTCTGATGCAGCCTTCATATCCCATGCGCTAGGGTAATGGCGCAATATACCAAGCGCCCGTTGCCTAACCAACTTAGGCACTCTAGGATACACCTTTGACGATTGTAGGTCAGTAAGAAACTGTATAGTCTGCATTACCGCACGGTACCTTTCATCGGGCAATGTCATTTAAGCACCATTTGGTGAACCAAACATAACTTCTGCACGAGCCTTAACACCCACTGGATCACGTTTGTATTCTTCCATCATTTCACGCAATGCGTTATTAATATAGGCATTGAGAGTGATATCTTGTTTATGTGCGTTCAATGCAGCTTCTAGCAAGAGATCGTCTGGGAGATCCAACGAAAGACTCACAGTGGTGTCATAGTCTATGCCTGCAACAATAGCACGAGCCTTTTCTTCAAAATCTTCTTCTTCGTCAAGATTGATCCATAACACAGGATTGCCTAGCTCGTCTTCCCATGCTTCGTCGGCCAGGCCGCGAGCTGTAACTTCTGCATCGTGTTTGTCTTTGTATGCAGGATTAATTAAACGATAGGCACGATTGTGCATATAGTCACAGGCTTCCATACTGTAAACTTCTTGTGTCTCTGTGTCAAATGTGATACATAGGCTATGTCCGTCTTGATGACGCCCATCCCAAGAATCCAACATATAAGCATTAGGTCCAAAGCATGACCATTGATAGTCACTGCCTTCTGTAATGCGGTAGTTGACAATTTCCATAAAAGTTTTAAGTAGCATTTTTTTCTTCCTTAGTTAATTTACACAATAAAATGAAATGTTCGTACGCTTTTCGTACTGCTGGATTTAAGTATAGCATCTTTGCTTCATCTTGTAAAGCCTTTATGCCTGCTTCGGCAACATCGTGTGCGCTAGGTCCTTGTAAAGTGCAGAGTTCATTTCCAAACTCTTTAGACAACTTCCTCCACGCTTTACGTTGCCCTTCTGTAATAGGCGTCTGCCTTGGCCGAAGTTCACTAGACTTGCTAATTGCTCTACACATGGCATCTTCTGCAACACGACTGGCCGCAATCAACCCAGCATAGTCGGGATCAATGTTAAACCTACGACTTTGCCCGCCTGGGTAAACCATAATCAAATGTGTACCACGAGTAAAACTGTCCATAAAGTCGCTGTTGCACTCAGAGACAGGAACATACTTCCTGCCAATCTTTTCGTAATAAATCTTCTTAGTCATTACTATGTTAAAATATTGTTAATAAAATCTATTGCCATTTGTACAAGTTCAACACTGATATTAAGTTTGGCAGCAATATCCGACACTGTAAAATGGCGGTCCATCATTTCACGGACCGCCATAATAACATCTTTGCGTATCACTTAAACACCTTCAAAATCATAATGTCTGCGTTCATGCGTCCGTTTAGCAAGGTATCAGTTGCCTTGATAGCAGTAATCCAAGATTCAACTCGTCGTTGCGTATTTTGCAACTTCAAATCTTTCAACTGCTCTGCAGGCTTACGCAGAGTCTTTTGCATTGATTTCGCTGTGAATTCTGTAATGCTTGTACCTTTAACACTAAGACCTGCACTTGTTTTAGCAATGTACATACCAATCTTGCGTGTCTTGGAGTTGTACACAATTGCACCTTGTGCGCCAATTAATCCTGCTGCTGGCACTGAAGCCACGCCCAACTTGTCGTCAGTTAATTTGAATTTAATCTTCTTAACCAATTCTTCCGCCGGTTTAACTTTAGTAGCACGGGGTTTTTTCATTACCTTAGCTTCTGCTGCAATCTGCTCACAGGCCTGTGCAATGCTTTCGTAAAACTCAATCAATTTCTTAACGTTCTTACGGCTTGCAAACTTGTAGCCTTCTTTCAATTGCTCATCAGCATTGCCACTTGACAGTTCTTGCAGTTCGGCCAATCCGTTAGCAAAGAATCCTTTAATGTATCGGGCCTGTGCTGCCTTTGCACCCTTGCCTCGCAACAGACTAACCATTTTAAACGACTTTGGATCAAATGCCTCTGGATCCGTGATCCAGCTATCAATAGCTGCATCGATCTCGTCGCTCATTCCAACTGCTTGTTCGCGGATACGATCTTGGATATTCATAACAGGCGCTACAGACCTAGTGGCCTTAGTTTCTTCAATTACTTCAATATCCCACTTACCTGCTTCAACGGCATTAGCAATTTGCTCTTTTAACCAAGTAGCGGCACTACGGTTCTCATTGAACCCTTGGAAAGTGTCCGGCATACCTTTAATTAGACATGCAGCAATAGAACCCATAACTAGGTCACAGCGCCAATCTTTAGTTTTCTTAAATTCTGCTATTTGATCACGATCGTAACCATTACGACCCATCCAATCAATTACTTTGGGTTTAAGTTCTTTTGCGGAACTTTCCAAACGGTAGTATTTCATTGCTTCGCGGAACTTAGCAGTATATTCTGAAGGAGACAGCAACTCAGTACCATCCCATTTTGGGCTCAGATCACGCTTGGCGTTTTCACGAATGCTTTGACTAGTTACTCGAACTTTTGGAGCCGCTGCGGGTTTGGTCTTAATTTTGATTCCTGCTACTGTTGCCATATATAACTCCTAGTGTTGCTGCGTTTATGTATTAATTATACAGCATTTTTGACTCTTTGTCAAGTGTTGGTTTTACCAATTTCTATGTGATCGCTGTAATCGCCTTCACGGAAGATCCAACCTAATTTCTTTAGGTCTTCTTTGATATCATCAGTAATCATTCCCTCACCTACAAATGCTTGACCTTCTTTGTAATAAGTTTGTTGCTTTAGAGTCCATCCTTCCCATTCTCCGGGGTCTAATGGTAGGGGATTTCTTATGCCTGAACAATACCAATCAATGTAATCACCTTCTCCGCGCATGTCTGCTACAATACCACCAGCACTACGCCAACTGGCGCTCCATCTTTCGTCTTTGAGTATAGGCCAAACTTCAAATCTTTGGAACTCGTTGTTACACATAGCAGCATAAAGATTTTGAGCATATACACGACTTTCACGTACCTTGGCAACCATCCAATCGGCACTGCGCATATCAAACTCCATATTGTTCTCTTGCCATTTGGTATCAGTTAGATTTTCCTCATCCCTAAGCGCCCAACTGTTGTACATTTCAATCATGGCTTTAACATTTGGATCGTTGAGACTTTTACCTTCCTTAACAACTCGTTTAATATAGTTGTCTCTTTGGAAGGTATGTCGATCAGGGCTGCTGGAGATTTGAGATGTCATTTGGAGTTGCAGGTCTACGAGTACAAAATTCACAGTATTGATCTGTACAAATATCTTCTAACCATCTGTTGCATTTCTCACAGTAATAAGCATCATATCCATTTGAGTATGATTTCTTAGTACCGCAAATTTTGCAGTTGTATTCGTTTATGTCCACAATGCGTCTCTTATTTTGATCAAACGGATCATCATTGCAGTATCTTCTTCGTCATATTCGCGTTCAATTTTTGAAGATAGATCAAGTACCAGGCGGCTTTCTTCTCTTTCTTCGTCAGTACGGTCGCTTAGGCTGCTCATAAATCCCTTTCCAGGATTAGCTAGTCTACGACGTTCACACAATTCACTCCATCCGCTTGCATCCATTGCATCTGGACGATTTGGATATACAGTGGTCCACCATACATAAAGTTCTTTAAGTTCCTTGGCACGTTCTGCTTGTGGAGTAGGTTGATTATAGAGTGGATTTTCTTTGTCAAACCAATCTTCGTCAAACTTCAAAGTCATTGCCCAATCAAGGTGATCCAACCCTGCTTGTGGACTGCGCCAAGTTCTCCAACGGAACCAACCACTTGCCCAGAATGGAGGATTGTATTTTGCACGGGCTTCTTTGTCACCCCAGGCAATATGATGCCACGCTGATTCTATCTCAACAAAATCAACCAGCTCATTGAATAGGCAAGGCAAAAAGCGGTTCCCCACGTCGCACCATTCACCCGGCTTAATATTCCGGGGATGAGCGGTAAGACCATGAGTGCGACTAACCCAACGGTTGTTAACGTAGTACTTGATATCATAAAGTTTCCTTATAGGCCATGTTACAAAGTCCTGGAGATGACTAAGTCCTTCTTCTGCCAACCAGTAGCGGAAGTTGTGCTTCATTTGGGCCGCAGTGGTCCAGTCGTCCCATTCTTCACTTGTACCTGCGCCAAGTTTTTTGGTTCCGCGAACCCAGTCTGCAAACGGAGTACAACTCCAGTAGTTTGAGTGTTGTGCCATATTATTTCCTTGTTTGTTCTACACTTAGTATAGCAGCTTTTACTTCTTTGAGCAAGGCCTCGTCATCCCAAAGCAGTTCTGTTCGACCATCTGAAAATGTAGTAACAGTTAGGTGACTGCCCTTTACTACACCACTTGGATCAATTAGCTCTGCTGCTCGCTTTTCGATCTTGGCCTTGCGCTTAACAGGAAGTTTTTCAATAACTTCGGTTAGAGTTTTTGTTTTCTTAGTTACCATAATATTACTTCTTTAGAAACGGTGCCAGTTCAGGTGCCTTCCAACCTAGCGGCTTGAGCACCTTACCATCTTCACGCTTGCGAACCATGCCAGTTTCTGAATCCACTTTGGCAAAGTTAGTACTCATAACTTCTTTCCAAGCACCTTCGGCATCCCACCCGGCACTATGGATAGCACCAATAGTAACCACAAGGATATCAATAAGTGCATCTAATTGTTCTACGCGATCTTCCGACAGTGTCGCCTCTAACAATTCCTGATGTTCTTCATCAATAAGTTTAACATACATTGTGTATTGTTTTTCGTTAAACGTATCCACACTTTGACCGCAAGCAGTCATAAACTTCTCTTGATCGCGAAATGGATTCATATTAGTCTACAATCATTAATTGTTTTTCGTTATAGATATGCAATGCACCTGCAATTTCAGCTACAGTACATTCCACTACTACTCTGCGTTCTCCTGATAGTGTATCAAATACACTTACTACGACACCGGGCCATTTATAACCGCTAGTCTTTTCTACCTTATCACCTACTGCAAGTAATGCCATTTTATTTTTCCTCTAGTTCTTTTATCACTGTTGTGATTGTGTTAGCAACATTTAATGCTGCTTTTTTATTTAAGATCAATGTATGTTGATCTTCTCTATAACCTTTGACCAAAATATCCCATGCTGCTCGAAAACGATTAAACCCCTTCTTCCAAAATGGAGTAGTAGTGTTTACATAGAAGCTGATCATAACATCTTGGCAATCTTTATCACCGTCCAGTTCAATCCACATATGAACTTGGTGATCGCCATCGTGACAATCGCAAGCAATTGTATATGCCTTACTATTGCCGTAATCACTATCTAACATAATGCCCTGTGCCGGAGTTTGCATGTTATCCCCTACTTGTTTTAGATTTATTTACTGTTGGACCATCACTGACAAAATCAATTCCGGCCATTCTGCCTTCATACATTTTACCATTCCATGTCATTGGTAATTTTACACTTTTATTTAAAACAACTGTTAGATGTTTTTGTTCCATAAAATCAAATACTACTGCATCAACTACCTTACTGGTATTAGTTGCTTGTTTGATTTTGCATGTCTCGCTAAATCTAGTTACTTCCATTATTTTCTATTGGTCCAAATCTTAAATAATATTCACTTAGTTTCTTCATCTCTAACTCTGCTACTATAGCATATTCATGACCGTAACCATACATATCATGATGCCTATGCCATTCGGGTTGACCAATAGCATGTTTCATTACAAACTGTCCAGGTTCACTCTTTTCCCAGTTGTAAATAGGTTCAGCAGCATATAGGTCAGGATCCTCAACATCTCCTAATCTAAAGCGATGAACAACAACCTTGTGAATTTCTTCAACAACCATCTGTCCATCTTTTTCAAACTGTTGCCATCTACTTATTGCCATCTTAGATAATACAATGTAATAAACTTTTCAGCATCATGCTTACTTTTAAAAAGCCATTGGGTACGATCCCATTGAATAACATCAGACCAGTTATCAAGTTGATCTTCACACCATGTACATCGTACATATAACTCTGCACCACTTTTGGATGTACCGTAATTAATACCATCCGGCCATTGTTCTTCAATCATCAGTTCCCACGGATGAATAGTACTTGGGCCTTGAGTTAACACGGGAACAAACTTTGGACCTTGTTCCATTGCAGCCTTATATGTATCGTATGCTGGTTCAATTGCAAGTAACACTTGATGCCACGGGTCAGTGGTCATGCTTTCTTTTTCTTATAATATTGCCGTTTTCGTGGCGCTGCCTTAGTAACCAGTGGACCGTGTTCTCCATCCTTCTGAGATTGCTCAAGGGCAGCATGAATCTCATCTGCACTTGGATCATCTTCAGCCATGTGTTCTTCAAACCTATCCAACTCTGCTTCTAATTCTTCATCATCAGTTGAAATAAATGCCATGCCGGTCCTGGACAACATCTTGTGAGCAGCATCTTTATTTTCAAATGCGTCACGCAATGACCCAACGTGTCCACCTTTAGTTTGGCTGATAGTATGCCATGTTCGAATCTCAAGCAACATTTCTATTTCATTTGGAATACCAATAACATAATGTGGCTCGTTGTTAAACCCTTTATAGGTAATAACAAATGATTGAATCACTGTTCCCTGTGTGGATTTTTCGTTACCTTGAGAAATACCATAAATCCAAACGGTATCACCAACATTATATTTTTTCTTAACTGTCATAGTTTATCAAGCGGCTGCTTGCTCTTTAGTTTTAACATCGAGAAGATCTTTAACGAATTTGATAGCCTTGCGGTCAGTATCATAAACATATTCTTGATCTTCGTCTTCGTTGCGCAAAGTAACAATAACACCGTTTTTAACTTTGCGGATTTCAATAGATTCAAACATAGGAATCCTTTCTTTTATTTTGGTACTGACAAGTTGTAATTAAAGTGGAAAATACCAATGTGTGCAATTTCTCTGCTTAGTTCTTGATCACACCAAAGTTCATATCCTGCTTTCTGTGCTTGTTGACAGAAGAAAATGTCTTCACCAATTTCAAGATTCAAGTGAGGAATATATTCTTGCAAGTAATGTGGTTGTGGAATCTTTTCATAAACTTCACGTTTACACAAAACCATACCATGTGGTAGTACATCAATCAATTCCATTGCTGGGCTATTGTCAGTAGTTTGAAACTCTGTGAATGTACCAGCACTTCCACTCATACCTGTAAAGTTAGGATTTGAGAAACGACGTCGACGATAGTTAGCACCTACAATTGGCTTATCACGATTCAACATTCGCAATGGAGCATCAATCGGGAATTTCATATCACTATCAACCCACCAGATATAATCAAAGTCTGATTTCATAAAGATGTCAACTAGATTACGACGAGCAATAGTAATAACACTACCAATGTTAAATGCACAGTTGATCTTAATGCCATTAGCAACAAGATTAGCACAGGCCATAGCAAGATGCTGTGCAAATTCTGCATTAACCATTTCCATTGCTGGAACTGCAACCATAATGCTTGGACGTTGTCCTGCAGGGCGTGGAGTAGGTTGTCCAGTCATTGCTCGTTGCATATTAGTTGCTGCATTAGCAACTGGTGTGCGGCTTGGAATATTCAGTTTACCTTTTTTCATTTTTTTCCTTATATGTTATTAGGTGTTATCGGGGTGCAAACTCTTGTTAATGGATTTGACTTACTTACCGTTTCTTGATTGAAGTAATATATTATCAAAGAACTCTTTTTTTGTTCCTTTATCAGTATTAAACGCACCTTTAAGTACAGT